TCGGCTGAAAAAGAGTGACATTTCCTTTTAGTTTGCGGTAATTTTCAATGAGGGATTGAAATGTAAATGCAATGTACCCGAGATAAATCGAGTACAAGAATGCGAAGCCTGTCTTCTCAGGAAGTAGAACAGACATTGGGATAAGGATCATTAGCAAGAGGACTCCTAAAATCTTACGAAGGAGTCCGTTGATGCCGATTTTGCTCTTGTACTCGATGTCAGGGTTTGCGATAGCAGCAATTGTTCCGGTTAAAAAATCAATAATTTCCATTGAGACAATCAAAGCTAGAGCGTACAAGACCAGTCCGTCTTCGGTCTGGATGACGCTACGAAAAAAATTGAAAAATTCGATTTGCATATATCCCCTTTCTATCGTGCAACTGGCTCAGTTTCAAGCTCATCGCTTGCCTTTGGCTCCTTCGGTGGCTCCCACTTCCAAATTCCTAGCTTGCCGTTTTGTTCAAGACTTGCAAGTTCTTCAAGCGTTTGACCTTGATAAGTGAATGCTTCATTCACCTGAATCATGACCCTTTGCCCTTCCTGGAACTTCTCAATATGCCCAGGATTCACAAGCGTGAAAATCTCTTGCGGTTGGTAAGTCTTGCCAGTTTGTCCAAGATCTACAAGCTCAAGTCCACGCTTAAACACAACCGGATTAAGCGGGTTTTCCGTATCAGTAACTCGAGCCAATACTGCCCAATCTGCAACGGCTTTAACCTCTGCAATTTTAGCATCTTTCTCAGCTAGCTTTGTTTCGTATTCTTGAGCTTGTGTTTGCAAATCTTCTTGTAACTTCTTCACGCCTTCCGCTGGATTGAATTCAGTCGTTACTTGAGCAATAACTGCCTTAATCAAATCTTCGTCTGAGTCGTTCACACGATTGCCAATCAACACACGGTCAAAAGCTGTGTATGGTGCTTCTTGGCGGATTGCCACGAAAGTGCGGTTGTTTTCTTGTAAGTATTTATTTACTACTTTAAATGTCATATATTATTTTTCCTTTGCTTCTTTTTCTGCTTGTAATTGTTGAAGTTGTGCTTGTGCATCTTTATATAGTGCCTTGTAATTTGCGCATTCAATAGTTTTGTTAGCAAGTTGAATTGCTAGGTCGTTAATAACTTCGTCTGCTTGGTTCATGATTTTCCTTTCTAATATTAAACCGACACTTTGTATCGCCCCGGTGCACCGAGCCTATTGTATTCAAAGTGAGTTGCGATACCTTCAAAATTCTTGTTGATTAAATCCAAGATAGTTACTAATGAGGTCCCGCGGAAATAGATATTATCCAAATTACTGATAGTACGGTTTTCGGTGTTCACGATAATTCCACCACCTAGCGAATTCGGCATAAAGTCCATAGTCTTTCCATAAAAAGTGATAGCGGTCTGTATATTATCTCCTTGTCTCCCGTTCCAAATTTGAATCCCCGCCGAAGTATGCTCGATACCAGTCGTGCCATTTCGGTTGCTCATTAATTGAGTATATGCCCCGGGCACTCCGTTGATGGCACCTTGACCGAAGATAAGGAATTGCATAGGTTTACCGGGGAATCTATTTCTGATTCCTACTGCTTCTTGGTTCATCTCAAGCCAACCAGTTTGTAAATCGAAATCACTCTTACCATTTAAAGATGATAGCTTTCCGCCTCGGATAATGTTCGCCGTCAAACCGTCTGCGACAATGTTTTTTGCAGAAATATTGATAATATTCGCCTTACTTGCGTCAACTTCTCCAATGTGAGCCGTTCCGATTTGAGCGTTACCAATCATAGACTTCTTAATAACGCCGTCCTTAATATAAGTTTTCTCTCCAACTGAAATCAATCCCTCGTTGATTTTAACCGAACCGTCAGGGTTTAGGTTGATAGCACCTAACACGTCACCGGGACCATTCAGAGTTTTAACAGACCATGAGTTAGATAGCAATGTCATTTGTGTCCGTGTTGCTTCAGTCATCTTGTACGCATCATCGAACTGGCTTGGCTTGTATGGTCCAGTTCTTGAACCGCGAACCAAGATAGGTTCTTTGAACTCAATCCATCCGTTTTTAGCTAAAAAGATATAAAATGGATAGTTATAATCTTCACCAAAAGCAAAATCCTCTTGAACTGTGAAAGTCTTTTGAAACTCCTGCCACTCGTTGAGAGGTGGTCTATTTTTTCCAATGCCAGACGATAAAAGGATTTTATTTAACCCGTGATTCTTGACATTAAAAGCAAAAGAACTGTCTGGATATTCTCTAATGCGATACTTAAATCCGAGTGTATAGGTCTCATCTCGATAGATTTTTTTAATGTAAATAGGTAGTGAAAATCCTGACCAATTATAACTGGTAAGACCCTTTGCCTTGATTGTAAAAATACCATTATTAACAGAAATATCAGCTTTAGGATTGCTATTTCCGATAAGTGTATGCTTGTTCATTGTCATTGAATTGACAATCAAGTTGTTATCATCTGTTACATACTTTCCAACCTCAGTCTGAAACACTTGATTACTCATAACCATTCTTGAAACGTTGTTTGATACGTCATTTTCAGCGCCACCTAATATGCGCTCATATAGCTGAGCAGTTTCTTTTACGCTCTGGAAATCGGCTTGATTAACCTTGCCTTCAACCTTACTTGACATCTGAGCCATACGCCCGTTGATGTCGCTTGTGAAACTACTAAACATCTGAACGTTGTTCGTTGCCGTTTGAGTGATTCTTAGGTTGATACCGTTTAAGTCAGCTCGATAATCACTTTTAAAGGTGTTCATGTCGCCTGAAATACGTTCGCTAATACGTTTAGCCTCGTTTGCAAGGTCAGCATTTGCACCAGCGGTTCGCAAAGCTCGATTTGCTACGTTCCTAGCTTCGTTAATATCTGCGAGGTATAGACTTTCAAATTGCTTGTTGATTTCTTTTTCAAGTTCTGCCGTATCAAATTTTAACTTTCTAAGTTCCCACTCTGAACCGTTCCAGATATACATTTCTGTTTCTTCGCCCGCGGTCAAGTAAAGAATATCACCACGACGAATTGTTCCGATTGGCTCATCTTTTGGTTTGGTTGCGCCATAATAAACCGTGTTCTTTCCGTCTGCGCTTGCAAGAGCTTTTGTAGCAACTGCCAGAGCGCTTTCTGCAAACTCTTTACTTTGCCCCACGCTCCGAATGATTGAGCCTTCCGAGCTTATTTGTTTTTGAACTGCGCCGATGTCGTTACAAGTGACTTTATGGTTAATCAAGCGCCCCGTAACATCATAGCTGCTCTCGTAAGACACGATACGGATTTTCTCACGGAATCCTATCGTTTCGTTGATAGCCATAATATAATCACCGGCTCGTGGTTGAGTGTATTGATAGCCGGCCCGTGTTAAGTCTTCCATGTCAAGGTGAACTGATATCGAGTATGAGTTATCAACTTCAAACTTCAAACGTTCTAACAATTTTCCGGTATCTTTATACCGTTCGTCTGTCACCGGTTCGCCTTCAATACGTCCATAGATACTAGCTAGTGGACTTTCATATTCGGATGTATATCGCCCCTTACTATGGTCTTCTTCATCCTTCCATGCACCGAGCCCGCGTTTATATGTAATGAATTTGTTGATATTCTTTTCAATCACTAATTCATTCATATTGAAATTTTTTCGGACGACTGTCGATAAGTCAGAGCCGATTTTTTTAGTAATTAAAACGACTTTTCCGGAAACTAAAAACTCGAGCCCGGCTGCCTTGATGATTTCCTTAAACATTTCTAAACGCTTGGCATTTCCAAAGTTTTCTTTTCGGATAGAGTTTACTCTCACGCTTGGTTCAATCTGGTATTGATAACCGCTATTTTTGAAAATGGCCTCGATATAGACTTCAAAACGATGTGATCCGTTGAATTCGGTATAACAGTTCGAGTGCCCGAAGTCGTAAAAGAATTGGTGAACGGCGTCGAAGGAAACGGAAAGATTTTGCCCTTGGTCTTGAGGTTTCGCATAAACGATAGTATAAAATTCACCGTCAAGTTCAAACTTCCAGCCCCTATCGACTCCAGATAAAACTCTATCATTTGAAATAATAGTCCCTGAAACGGAGCGCTCACCGTTTACGGCATTTTTGACCGTGAATTCAACTTGTGCTCCGAAACCTTCTCCGTGCTCATTATAAAATGTAAGCAATGTTTACCTCCTTCCTATTTGTATAACTCTTTAAATCCGATTATCTTGATTGTGCCTTTAAAATTTGAAGACCACGGGATTTTTTTATTCGCTTTTGGTTTAATCACGAAATACTCAAAATTCGTCCGATTATTGACATTATTACCAGTAGAACCAGTAAATAATTGAGTTTCTATCCCTTTTAGTTTTAACTTGTCGCCTGGTTGGATAGGCGTTTGGGCGTGATTATATGTAAAGCGTCGTCCGTCAATCTCAAGAAAGAAATTCGTTTGTTGAGCGTTTGCTGTCAATTCAATAACAAATGGAACTTCTAACTGACTAAGTGTAGCCGTTCCCGCATAATCGAAAGTATTCGTTGTAAGTGTGATATCTTTCGGAACTGTTTCACCATACGGTAATTCCGAAGTCACAAAACCAAAAGAAACGTTATATTTCAAGCCAACGGAAGATTTTCCGATAAACTCATATTCAACCGAACCATTATTGACGACCTTATAACGATATTTCCATGCTCTATGAGGTATCGTTCCGAGGTTCAATTCGCCCGTTGTTTGTCCGGCCAACTCGAACTCGTATAAATCGTCGCGTTCGGGGTGCATTTTGGTAATGTAAAAACCATCATCTCCCAAGACGTACCGATTTAATTCGTCTTTTTTATCAAAAAAGGCTTCCATCGTTGGGACGGTAAGCCTTGCTTTTACTTCTATTGTTTTTTCAGTATAGGTCAAGCCGTCGAAAATCCGACCATTGCGACCTTTAACCGTTCGTGTTGAAATATCCACGGTCGGGGAAGAATCATCGACCGCGATATTATATAAGCCCAACTCGGACAATCTCCGATCCTGACCGTCTTTTTCAATCAATAAATCCATGAGTCCCCCTTACGTGAAATATTCAGAAAGCGCTTGTTTTCTAGCGTCTTTCTCTTTGATTGTTGTATAAATCTTGTCGCCCACAATTTCGTTATGGATTTCAAATTTACGTTCAGATAATTGCGAGTTCTTAACGTCGTCGCTCAAGTTTTCAAGCGAAGAACGAACGCCCGCACTTGTAACGCTTGCGGATGTGGTAAGTACGCTATTTGTTTGGTAATCTTGATCCGTGATAGCTTGCGCGTATTGTTTCGATACGTCGTAAATATCTTTCACCCAGCTAGACATACCATTATAGAGTCCTTCACCCGTGAAGCCCCCTATCTTATCCATAACCCGTGAAGGTGAATGAATAGAAAGAGCTGACCGCATAGTTCTAGCAATATTTGAAGCGATACTATTCGCTAGTGAATACAAAGCCCCGGCCATTGAAGCAAGTCCATTATATAAACCTATTCCAGAATTATAACCGACGCTATTTAATAAGACCGGAAGGATTCTGAACGTTGCGGCAATGCTATTGTTCGCACTAGAAGCTAGCGACATAACGTGAGAAAGTCCAGCTTGTATTGTGCTAACAAAAGAGTTCATTCCGCTAGCTGCGCTTGTCGTAATATTGCTAAACGTATCATTGAACGCTTTAGCCATCTGTGAGCCGCTTTGATTGCTAACTTGTGAAATTTTATCAAGTCCAGTTTGAACCGCTTGAGCCGTTGCTTGCATAGCTTTCTCAACTGTATTTTGCATTTCTTGATAATTTTTCGCAATCGATTGCGATAACTGCGCGCTTGATTGTTCCGCGCTTTGTGAAACGCGATTGAAATCAGATTCCGCGCTTGTTGCTAACGTATTTGTTGCGGCTGTTGCGCCCGCTTGCATTTGTTGGAAATTGGAAACAACTCCAGAATTTGCAATAGAAGCGTTCGTGTTCGCGGTAGTCGATACGCCGGCCGTACTTGCGTTCGCATTATTAAGCAACTGATCTAGTTGATAGCTTGCGTTCGCGTTTAAATCGCTAACGTTTGAAACAACATTTGAACTCATGGCGCTCGTTTGAGCTGTCGCGTTTGTTTGAGCTTGTGTAAACGCCGTATTGCTATTTGTCGCGAATTGTTGGGTTTGCAAAGTCCCGTTTGCGTTCATAAGACTAAAGTTTGACGAAACATTTTGCTGCATTGTCGTAGTCTGAGTTGTAGCGCTATTGGTAATGCCCAGCATATTATTATTGACGTCCATTAACATAGCGTCCGTGGACGTGCTAACGCTCGATTGCATTTGTTGGTAATTTGTGCTTACGCCCGTATTTGCAAGTAAAGAGTCCGCGGTTATTTTAGCCGTTGTCGTTCCGCTTCGAGCCTCGATATTGTCTGACGTCGTATTGATTGCCGCTTGGACCTTCGCTCCGCCTTCTTCAGACTTGCCAGAAACAAAATCCCATAGACCACCGAAGAAGTTTCCTACTGCTTCGCCTATGCCTTTAAGCGCGTTCGGAATGAACTCGAGCGCTGCTTTACCGAATCCCATGATAATTTCGCCCGCTGCTGCGCATACCTTCGGTAAACCCGTAATAATAGACGCGACGAGCTGAACGATAAGCTGAATTCCGGCCATAATAAGTTGTGGCAAGGCTTGAGCGATTCCCGTGATTAACTGCCCGATAATTTGTACGCCAGATTGTACAATCTGTGGTAGGGCTTGAATTAAACCTTGAACCAATGTAACAATTAAACGAATACCACCTTGTAAGATAGCCGGTAAGTTTTGGATAATCGTTTGGATGAATCCGACAATAACTTGTGTCGCAATCTGAATAATCGTTGGCAACGCTTGAACGATACCATTGACGATATTCATCAAAATTTGAATCCCTTGTTCTAAAATCTGAGGGAAATTCGCTTGCAAGTTATTGATAAAGTTCGTCACAATTTGTTGAGCTGTTGAAAGTAATTGCGGGATATTTTGTAAAATTCCTTGTGTTACGTTTACCAGTAATTGCATACCGATAGAAATTAATTGCGGTAATGCTGATAGCAACGAATTTACAAGCGTTCCGATAATCGTTATCGCTGAAGATATTAAAGAGCCGGAACTTTCCCCCACTCCTTGCACTAAGCTAGCGATAAGCTGAATTCCCGCGTCAACAATAACCGGAAACATTGTCGCGAATGTTTGCGCTAGTTTTGCGATTAAGTCCGCACCGGAAGCGATAAGCGCTGGAATTTGTGACGTTATACCCGTAACAAGATTTTGAATAATTTGTGGTCCTTTAGTTGTAACCGTGTTTAGTAACTGATCTATTTGTTGTCCGAATTGGCTATTGATTAAACCTAAACCGGCGACAACAAGCCCGAGAATAGCTGCTGGACCAATAGCAGCAAGAGCGATTCCCATAACCGAACCAATTCCGCTTGACATCGCGGACAAAAGTCCTATTCCTTCTCCTGCAACACGGCCTAGAACTCTAGGAACACCCCCTAATTTACTACCAAAACTGATAACAGAACCAGCAGCGCTGTCGAATGCACTAGAAGCAACTATTCCGAATTCTACCGTTTTAGAAGCAACAAACCCCAAACCTTTAGAGAGTGAGGAAAGATTGCTGACCGCCGGACCAAACGCGAAAGCACCCACTACGCCAGCAATCGCTGGTTTTAGTCTTATCATTATGCTTTCAAATTTGCCCGCTTGTTCCTCGGTCATTTTCGTCCCGTTCAAAAACTGATTAAGAGCTGGATTCAATGAGTTTAAAGCGTCAAGGAATGTTTGTAAACCTTTAGAGTTGGAAATCTTATCCACTAACTTATCAACGTATTTTACTAACGTTGTAAGCACTGGTAAGACTGCCGTTCCGACCTTAATTTGCAACGTTTCAAACGAACCATTCAAGGCCTCGATAGCCCCTTTTAAGTTGTTCAATTTTTCCGCTGCTACTTGCGAAGCCGTTACTTTATCGATAGCGGCTTGCATATTATTCGCGCCATCTGCTCCCTCGTTCATCGCGATAGTTGCAGCACGCACCGCGTCCGTACCGAATAACGTCTTCAAGGCCATTTGTTTTTCTGCGTCCGTTAAATGTCCCAGCTTATCTTTCAAAACTTGAGAAATTTCCGCGAACGATTTTACTTTTCCTTCTGCTGTGAAGAATTGGTTCGCCCCGTCCTCGGTAATGATTCCGAGTTCTTGCATTGCTTTATACTGCCCCTTGGTTGTCGGTTGCAAGTTCATAAGCATTGTCTTGAGCGATGTCCCGGCGTCTGAACCTTTAAGTCCGTTTTGCGCGAATACTGCGAGGGCGTTTGTGGTATCACGGAATGATAAACCAAGCCCTGAAGCGACCGGCGCGACCATAGAAAGCCCGTACTTCAATTCGTGGACGTCTGTCGCTGAAGCGTTCGCTGCTCCCGCTAGTTGGTCTGCTGCTTGTGTTGCAGTCATACCGTCACGTTTGAAGGCGTTTAAAGCTGTCGAAGTAATTTCCGCCGCTTCCTTCAAATCGAGCTCCCCAGCGGTTGCTAAGTTAAGCGACGCGGTAAGTCCACCGTTTAGGATGTCTTGAGTGGAAACCCCAGCTTTTGCTAGTTCTCCCACGGCGTCCGCTGCTTCCGCTGCTGAAAAGGCTGTGTCTGCCCCGGCTTTAATAGCTGCGTCGTTGAATTTCTTCATCGTTTCTTCGCTTTCGCCAGTAACAGCCTTGATATTGCTCATTTTAGCCTCGAACTCGGCCGCTTTTGAAACAGTACTCTTGATTGCTTGTTTCCCAAGGTCAAAAGCCTTGTATGCAGCAGCGACTCCGATAACTTGTTTCAATAACCCACTAGAAGCACTTGTAGCGCTGTTCGTATGGCTTACAATTCCAGTTAAAGCACTAACGGCTTTCTGCCCGGTTGTTTGAAACGCATTTCCGAGCGTCCCTCCGACTTGTGTCGCGAGCTTGTTCGTTGCTGATAGCAAACGCCCACCGAATGAGTTACTAACACGATCCGCGAAGCCGTTTACTTTCGTCGTCAAGCCTGAAAACAAGCTAGACCATGAAGAATTGATAGGATTTAAAACACTTTGACCGAGCGAGCTTGTCACTCGTTGCGCTGCTGACAAGACGCGAGCCTCGAAAGCTGCTAAACTATTTGCAATATCATTAAACGCGGACTTGTAAGGTCCACTCATATTTTGAGCAGAATTCGCAAATACCGAACCGATTGAATGAGCTTTTGAGCTGATTCGTGTCGCCATCGAGTCGATACTGTTCGCCATTTCTGCAAAAGCACTCTTTGGTGATTTTATCGCGTTTGCGATATCAAAACTAAACGCTTTTTTAAACCCTGAATTAACTTTTGAACCGAACGACAAAATTTCGTTTTTTATCGTCCCAAAAATGCCTTTTATATCATTTGATAGACGGATAAGGCCATTTCTCAAGGGTTCGGGCAATTTTGCGCCAATGTTAGAAGCGATACGCTGAAGCTCACCAATAGCGATTTTCACACCACCAGTCAGCCCTTGACCGATTTTAGAGCCCATCGATTGGTTGCTACTTGCTAGTCGGTTCATCAATTCTCCAACTTCACGAATCATTTGATTGGCGCTTTTAGAAGCAGATTGTGCCGCCGTTTCAAACGCTTTTTTAGTTGAATTCACGACCTCGTTCATTGCCTTATCGTATTCGGTTAAATCCGCACCAATAAGGGCTTCGATTGATCCATCAAAAGCCATCACTTCACCTCCTTTTTTCTTTTTTTAGTGTCTGTTTCGGAAATGCTCGTTCAATCGTTCAATTTTCGCGAGTAAATCCTCGTTATTCCTCTTGTCGTTGTCTTTTGGACTGAATAAGCGTCTAACTTTATCGCGATCTTTCTTCTTGCTCAATTTACTTACTTCCGCTTTTTTCGCGTTAAGTGTGTATCGTAAATTAAAGGCAAGCTCGACAAGATTTTCTCTTTCTTCAATACTGCGATAGTATAGACCTTCACGAATCGCGTCAAGCTCCCTTTTGCTGCAAGAATAAATGATTCGTGTATCTGTTAGACCTAAACGGGCGCACTCAATTAAGAGATTGCGTTCTTCAACCTTCCAATTTGTGCTTCCGTTTGTTCGATCTGGAATTGTGCCGTCGCTTGATCTTGTGCTGTTTCTGCCTTCGCCTTCAAATACTTCAAGGCCAATTCGAGCTTCTCGATATACTTCAAAACTTTTTCGTTGAAAAAACCTGAATCCACCATTTCTTCTTCAATAGCTTTAAAGATTGGCTCGGTAGTTGTCGCGTCCAATTCTTCCAATTTAGCTGAAATAGCTGTCAATGCTTCCTCGTCTGATACGGCTTTCGCTTTCTTGCTTGCGCATAACTTGATTAAATCAACCAAAGCCGAATCGTTACGCTCAACTACTCGAAGGAATAAAGCGCCCACGCCGTCCTCGTTTGGTTGTCCGTTGTCGTCGCGACTTGATAATTCACGATTGACTTTAAACATAAGCATATAATCAAATTTGATCTCGATTGTACGGCTTCCGACTGTAAATTCCATAGTTTATACTCCTTTTAGTTAAAAAAATAAAAGCAAAAGGGCTTTTGACGGCCCTCTTGCTTGAAAAATTAGCGTGTGATGTTGTTGTAATCGCCAGTTGTTTCGCCCGGATTTTGGTATTCATATACTTCATTAAGCATATTAATTTCATCCGTTGAAAGCGGGAATTTCCCGTCGCGAAGACGTCCAACAATTCCGACTGTATAGTTAAGTTCAGTAAATCCATCGATAGCGTCGTCGAATTCGATATCGTCTGTGATTTTACCGTAACCGAATTGTGCTGGATAAGTGTCTTTACCAGTTGACGTGTCTTTTACGCTTTCGTCAACAATAACGCGCCAGATTTTGACTGATTCGCCCTTTTTTTGAGCGTCTAAGATAACTTTGACTGATGGATCTTTTGGTGCAAAGTATTGAGTCAACTCGATTGAGTGCTCGTCGGTTGCTTTTTCAAGCAAACGCCCTTGTTGTGTTTGTTCGTCGATGTATTCACCGCCCATTGTGGTAGAACCATCTTTACGATAAGCTGGAAGCATTGCTCCCGTGCCTTTTTCTGCGTGAATTGATTGAATAAAGTAAAATACTTTTTTCCCTACGATTGGTTTCGCAATCGTAATTTTAATTTTTGCCTTGTCTTCTGCTTCACTCATATTTTAAAACTCCTTTTTAATAAATAATTTCTGTTAAATTCAAAACGATATGATAGACCTCTCGACCTACTGTATTATCTTTTAAAACATTTGTAGCCATTCTCGAATTTCTTCCGATACGCCTGATAGCTTCAGAGCGCACTCTTTCGACCTCTCCGCGACTTTCATCCCCCGGAAGGAATATATCTACCTGAACGCCTAAATCCTCGATAATAAGCCCCGTTTGGACTGTTTTCGACGTGTCAGAGCTCGTTTGACCGATAACGATAAACGGTTCTAGCGTTTTCGGTTCTGGAAGATTAAAGTAAATCGGAAGGTTTAACGTCTTCAATTTTTCGCGAATATTCGCGAGCGCTTTTACTGAAGGTGTTTCAATAGTCATAAATCACCTCCTAAACATTTTGTGAAGGTTCTTGAATAGAACCTCACTTTCTTCTTTCATTGCCGGACCGAGGAAAGGTTGCGCCTTCATTTTACGCGTTCCAAGCTCCACATAGACGGAATAGCCAGCCGGGGACGTTACTTTGTATCGTAACATTCCTAAACGAGCAACAAAGATACCGTTTCGCATGAATCCGGTATCGACTGCTGCTTTCATTTTAGCTTTACGCTCAACCCGTAAGGCCGAACGTTGAAGCTCCGCACTTACTGCCCGTCTTGCCTGTTTTGGTTTACCTTGTACGCGACGAATGAACTTATCGAGCCCCTTGACTTTATAAGTAAAACTCATAAATAAATCACCGTGCTATTATGATGGTATCTTTTGCCTTTGATTTCCATCTTACGCCCTTTGTAAATCACTTCGGAAAAATCCTTATGAATACCTTGTAAATGCAACTTGAACGCGTCGAAGTCGTACTTACCAAAAAGCCCAATCATTTCAGAGTTTGACAAGCCATTTTTCATGCAAGGAATAGGGGAGCTCTTACGCTTCCCCGTTTTCTCAAATAGTTCATCACTCGGACGTGTTTCAAAAATCAAAACAACGCGATCACTATAAATCATACGCGCCCCCTTTTTAAATAAATCTAGCGATTCCACGGGCGCGGTGTTTGATTGCTAGGCTTTCCAAAATAGCCTTGTTATCATCTGTTAGATAGCTGTCTTCCCAAGTAAAACTCCGGCCTTCTTCGCTGTCAGCGGTTGCCCCTTCAGAGTTTAAGCGGTTAAATCGACTGACAGCCACATCACGAAGAATATAACTCACGCTATCCGGCAATTCTGCCAATGGAAAGTCCGAAAAGCGGTTGACGAACGCGATAATACGCTCGAAACTATCCTTTACAATTAAGGCCAAAAGTTCGTCTTGCTCTTTATCGCTTTCCGGAATTCCTTTCAATAAACGAATTTCTTTCGTTACTTTTTCTAGTTCAATAGCTGCCATCGTTTACCTCTTAATTATCCGCCTGGTACTACTGTTGGTGCTTCGATTGTAGCCTCAACCACTCCGTCTGGAATTTCAGCAAAAAGAACGTTAGCTCCAAAGAATACAGATTCAAAAGTAAGGTTGTTCAAGTGACGGTCACGGCTTACAGCAATCACGCCAGTTTCATCTGTGAAGTCAGCAAACAATCCGCCCAAGTCACCGTTAGCAACGTTCAAATAAGCAAATACCAAGTTTTCAACCGCGGTCGTGTAAATCTTACCTTGCGGACATGATGGCATAACGATAACGTTTTGCATACCGAGGAAGTTTTGAAGGAGTGTGAATCCGAATACGTTTGAAGCGTCAGACGCAACGGCTGTTGTTCCGAGGTATTCAGCCACATCAAGCGGGCTAACGAATGATACAAGCGGAGAGCCTTCAAATTCGTTGAAAGTGCTCAATTTGCCCCAGCTATTCGCAAGAGCTTGTTGAAGGCCTTTTCCTTTTACTTTAGTTTTGGTCTTTTTAAGGTAATCTAGGAAGCCGTCTTTGATTCCATTTTGAATTTCGCGAAGAAGACGTGTATCAGCTTCAGAAATTGCGCGTGACGCACCGTGACGGGCGATTGCTTCAGCAGATACCGCACGGCGTTTCTTGAACCATGTTACAGTATATTCTTGATCTTTCGCACGACTTACTTTTGAAAGTGGAATTGTTTCACCTTCAGCCGTTACCGTGTTATCGATATCAGTCGTCCATTTGTACGTTTGGATTTTAAGGTCATTTGTCAATTCTTGACGACGTGTTACGCCCAAAAGACGAAGCAAGTCGTTAATGTTTTTAGAAAACTTGTTGACAAAATCAATAGACTTAATTTCGCCCAAGTCGTTCATAGTTGTTAATTTATTTTCAGCCATATTTTAGCCCTTTCTAATTTTTAAATAGTCCAATGTTTGCAGCAATTAAGGCTTGACGTTGTTCGTCGTCCTCAACCGCCATAATTTCAGCTTTTGTCAGCGATACCGGTCCAGTTCCTTTTCGTGGTGCTTTCTGTGCCAAGCGTTCATCGACGCGACTTTCTACCGCTTTATCGAATACCGAGCGCAATAGCCCGATTTTCTCTTTGGTGACTTCCGCTGTTTCAGAAATAACAAAATCCAAGAATTCAACCGGCAATCCTTCTTCGCTCAAAAGCGTTTGAGTTGCTACTCGCATTTCTTTTTCTGCAAGTACGCGCTCACGTTCTTCGATTGCTTGAATTCGTCGCGCTTCTTCTTCTTTTGCGCGCTCGTCTTTTGTCATTTTAGCCAAGCGTTCACCTTCGCTTTTCGCTTTCTCGATAATTTCCGCTTGTTCGCCTTCCCACTTCGCACGTTCAGCAGCTAGCATTTTACCAATTTCTGCTCGTGTAAAGGTACGTTCCGATTTTTCTTGCTTGGTTTCAACTTGTTCTTCTTGAGTGACGTCTTGCTCAATAGCTTCAGTTTCAACGGTTGCTTGTGTATTTTCTGACATTTGTTTTCCTCCGATGGTTACGCCATCAATCGATATTCTCGTTTTACGCCCGGCGGCGAAACAATGCAGCTTTTAAAGTCTTCCGCATAGTCTGGACAACAAAAAAAAGCAGTCTATTCCCGCTTGTCAAGATAATGGATCACCTCCTTATCTATTTGAACGTTCTTTATTTGCTTGTCTAATTCCGTCAATCAGTCCGGCAATGATAGCCAAACCTACCAAAACCAAAATAGAAAAACAGATTAAGCCAGCAACAAAAGAAACAAGGTCCCAGATATTAAACATCGTTTTTTTCCTCCACTTCTTCGCCGTTCAATTCGCCTTCATCCGGCATAATCGTAGAGCGACAATTATAATGAAACGGGGGCATATTAACCCCGACTTGCGCGTTCTCGAGTTTATATAATTTGTCCTCTTGTGCAATTCGTCGGCAAATTTGAGTCGTCCGATTGTCTAAAACGACCAAAATCCGATAATATTTCAAACCTTCGCGTTTATATCGCTTGATAGTTGCGCGGTTTATAACTGCCGTCGCGTCCGTTCGGACAAGCGTTTCAGCCCTCGAGCGTGCCACGTTGAATTCTTTTCGGATTTCTCGAGCCATTTCTTGCGGACTATCGCCACGAATGAACCCTTGACGGAAAACCTTCTTCAAGCTATCTGCTAGCGTGTCAGTATTCCCCCAAAGTTGCTCGGAATAGTTCCGGCCATTGAACGGCGTCTTGATAACTTCTTCAAATGCTGGACGATTGACCGCACCCGCACGGCCACCGTGTGCCTTTTTATAAGCGTATTCCGCAACGTCGTATAGATACTTTTCAAAACTCTTATGAAGCGTCCCAGCAAGCACGCCGGCGCGATAGACTGCTTCAGCGTGTAAGGCTTCAATCCTAAGTGCTTGAGCTGCCGAATATTGTTCGTTTAAACGGTTCAATAATTCCGGATCGCTTTCAGCTTTCTCGCGATACTTCCGAGCATTTTCCACATAGTCACTAAGGTCTTCACCCCTCAAGCGTTTCATAGCGTCTTGATAGGTCATTTCGTGCCCTTCAGCGTATTTTGTATAAAAGTCAAAAATCGCTTTTTGTAGCTTCACCGACTGCGCCCGGTAAGTTTTTTCTAACTCAACAAAAAAATCAATATCTTTTCGGTCAACGTACTCGAATATCTCTTGAGCGCGTCCCATCCAGTATTCATCATGGCTTGTTAGCTTCTTCAGTTTGTTCATCCGCTACCTCGTTTTCTTGTGTGATTCGTGGTAACATTTCAAGCGCCTTTTCCGTGTCTTCCTTCAGTCGTTTCAATTCCGTTTCAGCATTGACTCCAGTCACGCGCTCAAGAATTTCGACAATAGTTTGTTCACTTACAATGCCGTAAAGATTCTTAACGATTGCCACCATTTCATTATTGTTTTGTGGAAGGTTCGGAGTGAATACGATATCGGTCTGATTGATAAGGTTATAATTCCCAGAATCATTCCCCTTGATTTTCCAGATATTGACCGCTAGACGTAAGCGACGCATGAGCCCTTTTTCAAACAAAAGCTCTTGTTTGCCTCGATAGTTGTCCGCTGCCATCATCTTATATTTCATCGCTTCGCCCGACTGTGTGCCGGCGAAATTGCTATCGGTTGTGTCCGGCGTGAACGTAAAGCGCAAGATATCATTTACTAGCCGCTCTTTATAGGCTTCCGCTCCGGCCGTGTCATAACTTTTAATTAAGTAATGAGCCGATGGCGAAGAGCCTCCCGGAATAGGGTTATCGTCAAGAACTAAGATTTTTGCTTTCTTGAACGACTGCGAAACAGCTAGACGGCCGTTCGGATTGATTCGACCATCTTCTAAAAAGTCCTTATCGTCAACCCCGGTAAACGGATTGCCCGAAATAACCAGTAAAGCCTCGTTGCTGTCTTGTTGGAAGTTGGCAAGTTCTGACTGTGATAAGTCGTAAGCGTCGATAGAATCAAGCACGGCTTCAAACGCTCCGGTTCGGTCTGTGTTATTGCTAAACTCGTTCACCGGTACGCCATTAAAGAAATGCTCGCTTTTTTCTTTCAGTCGAAGCGTGTCCGCTTCCTGATTATCGTCCACATACTCGTATATGGCGTCATCGGTATATACTTTCACAAAATCGCGTTTGTGTCCGTTCCCGTAACTAATAGAGTAATAGTTGACTGCCATCAAAGAGCGCTGCTCGTAACTATCATCATAAATGACAAAAGTCTGTTCCGGGTTCATTCTGTACAACTTCACCCAAACGCTTTCGTCCACATCCTTAAACGTATTTAGCAATTCATAAGCTCGACCATAAATAGCTAAGTCTGTTTTGATAGCCACGTTATGATCTTGCTCGTTGTTTTGTTTGCTAAAATTATCGATTAAGGCTTGAATTTCTGCGTTTTCGTTCTTGTATTCGACCGGATTCCCCAGCATATACCCTTGTTCAAAAACAGTAATATATTTCGCCCAATCACTCGCGATTCGATTATCTGCGCTGTATTTATCGCTTTTCTCGTCGCGATGCTTGATATTATTATCAGCTAGATAATACCGTTTTAGTTCTTTCAAGCGGTCCAGTTGTTCCGCTCGGTGAGTTCCGACGAAATTTTTCAGCCGTGCAATCCATTTCTGACTTTCAAATTCGATTGTTTCAAAATCTTCGATTGTCATCATGAATTGACGATTCGCGTTTTCGTCAAAACGTCGTCCTTTTAAGAATTCCAATTTCTTTCATTCCTCCTTTTAGAAATAGTATTGCGCGCTTGCCATACGTTCTTTTACTGTGCTGCTCGTATCGTAAACGTGCTGTGAATAAATCGCGTACCTTACCGCGTCCAGAACGTCGTCGTGCTCTTTGACTGGTTCACCCGTTCGCTCATTCCAAACATACTGATATATTTCATCTTTGAACTTGCGTACCTTATTTGAAGCAACAAAAAAGCGACCGCCCTTCATGAGCTTCGCCACTTCTTCAATACCAGACAATACAGACTTATAAGCATTAAAACATTTGAGCCGTTCGCGGTTGAAGCGTCCGACGTGCTCGGGACGTGCCGAGTCAGCCCAGAAGAATATATCACCGTAACGGGCTTTTATATCTTTTGCAAGGTCCACCCAAAAATCAATCTCTTTGTACTGGTAAGCGTGTTCCTCCAAAATATACACATCACCGGCCTCGGTCTGACCGACGACCACGATAGAGCCGTAATGCTCATAACCCCAGTCAACCCCCGCGTAAATTTTCGCGAAATGCTCGGGCAATTCGTTGATATACATATCTTCTTTAAAGTCACGATATACCGCACCTTCACCAATCACCCAACGGCCATAGATTCCCCGTTCGGTAAACATACCGGAAGGCGTCGTCACGATTAAGTTATCGACATATCGTTGATTTAAAAAAGTATTATCAAAAATTGTAAAATGATTGGCAAGTATTTTCTCGCCGTCAGCCTTATCGATATAATCAACTTTAAGCCAATGTTTCGGATGGTCCGGGTTGGTATCGCATATAATACGCGCACCGTAACCTGAGCAACGTTTTAAAATTTCATCGAATACTTCCTTATTGGCTAGTGTTGCCTCGTTGACATAAGCCCCGAATGCTGTCATACCACGAATAGCTTTTAAACCCGCTATCGAGCCCGTGAACGTCGTCACAACATACACCCCGAAAAGCGTAAAATTCCCGTGCCTATCAAAACGGAATTCGTGCCCGTAAGCGTCTGTTATCTCGCGCAAGATATTCGTTTGCAACGTCCCAGACGATACCGCGCCTAGAATGTACATCGGAGTTTGAACCCCGACTTTTGCAGCGTTCTTTTTAACGCGTTTCAGTTCCATTAAAAAAAGATCGTTGTCTAATTTAGTCTTACCAGCACGAACCGCCCCGTGGTTTATCATCATGTACCAATCACGGGCAATGGAACGCCTCAAAATTTTAATTTGTTTGTCCGTGTAAAGCCGGTCAAGAGTCATTTTGAATCACCCCTTCCAACTTATCAAAATAATCAGCCATGATATCTTCAGACGCAACGCCACCCTCAAGCTGCTGCTCGCGTTTCTTGTTCTCGAGTTGCATTGCCTTGACGCGTTCCTTTTGTTCTTTCTTGTCGAGATTATCTTTCGTGCCCTCGTTACCGTTCATCTTCGCCAATAGCTCAATCGCTCGCATATCGCCTTTTAGCGCCTTTTGCAAAAGAACCGTCACGACCGCCGTCTGGTTTGTAGCGCTCAAGCCCTTTTCTTCGAGTGTTTCTTTGAGTTGCGGACTGAAGACGTCCATTGATAAAATCTCGTTTACTTTCTTTTTTAAGTCCGCTTTTTCCCTTCGAGCCTTCCCAGAGGCGATACCGCCTTTTCGTGAAATTTCCCTTGCTTCTTTCTTGGTTCGCTCGGTAACTGGAATCAAGTTTTCTGTTCCATCTCTAGGCAATTCTTACCTCCTTTCAAACAAAAAAATCACAAGTGCCATTGCTTGTGATTCTATTCTATATAGTTAAAAAAGGATATTTTTACGCTATTTAAAAACAAGAAAAAAAGCCCCGACATTAAGTTGAGGCTAAAGACTATAGGCGGACGGATTTCAACCGTCGTCTTGATAATAACACATGCTTCAATGGGTAGATACTACTATATTTAGTGCACCCTAGCCATATCCATCACTTTTTTATAGTGTCATACCATGTTTTCACTCGTAAACTACTATCCTATTTCTTGTTTCTATTATACCAAGAATTTACAGCTTTTTCAACTATTTTTATATCCTTAGAACTCAAGGCATGAGTCCCTCTGTATTCCTCATGATTGTAACCGTAATGAACATGAGGTAATGTTAAAACACCGTTTACTCTATGAGGTACACCTTCAAGGTCAATCTGCTTATTTCTTTTATTTACGTTATCAAAAAAGGTTAGTGACTTCAGCACTTCTTGATTGTTAACAGTGCCATAAATACGCCCTTTTGTCATAGTTTCCATCGGAGTTTTAGCATTTCCACCGTTATATCTAACAAATTTAATATTTCCGTCTGTATGCAACGTAGTATATTCTGTCCCGTACAGTTTGCCTTTTTTGCTCCTGCCAGAACTCGCACCTCTGCCGCCCATTTTTTACCTTCCGTTCTGTCGTTTCCATTCACTAAATGAAATTAGGTAATCTTCTTTTCCTGTCAGTGCTCTATGTTTGACTTGTTTCCCATGCCTGTTTAGCGTTCCTGTCCCCAATAATGCCCATGTATTTTTTTTCTTTTCTACTTCTGCTCGCCAATCCTTGATATCTTTTTGGTTTTTCTTATCTATTTTACGTGTTTGATCTTTATTCAACTCTTTGACGATTGTTCCGTTTTTTCTAGCATTTTCCAAAACTTTTGAAAATGATGCTCCCTCATGGTGTTTTGGAAGCCCGTAATCATCCCATGTTGCTACACCATCTTTTCCTATACGCTGATATTGACGAATAGTACCATCTGACGTTTTTACTGCAATTCTATCAACCTTATTATTACCGGCTTTTACGCCTCCACCACCGCCTGCTTTTCCTTTTCCGGAACTTGCACCTCTACCGCCCATGTTGCTTCATCCTTTCTGTCGTTGCATTTTCAAAATAATGCACCTCGATATCTCCATAATCATATTCAACCTTACCGCCATAAACCAATAAACTTTTCGGTTTCAGCAGCTCGATCATGACGTCCATCCCGTCTTTCCATATTTCAAATTGTTCTTCATTTTGTTTAACCCCGATTGTACTAACCGCAAGTGTAGCGCCCTCCGGCAATCCGTCAAAACAAAACGAAAAACTGTCCGAATATCCCCACGATACAGTAGGAATCACGGTATAGCCGTAACGTTGCATAACTTGACCGATTAACCTCGAGCGGTAAACGTTCCATACTTGCATAGCTACCGGCATATCAATATATAAGCTAAAATCCGGCGTTAGCACGCAATCGAATTGACTTAATTTCTCAATATAAAATTCCGGCCGTTGCCAGATTCTTTCAAATTGATAATCGTCAAGGAAGAAATGAACGCCCGCTTCATAATCGGGCTTGTTTAGGACGTAATTAAATCCTTGTAACTTTTTAGGGACATGATCCACCGGGTCAAGGATAGGCATTTCAAAAGGCCCTTCAGTTTTTCCGGGCTCGAATAAATCGAGATTGTACTGATTGATTGTTGTTTCTCTATGGAATTCCCCTTCATCTTCTTTTGGTGTATCATCCAAAAAACCAAAATCAACTCCTGGAAGCTCGAATCCGTATTCGCTCATGTCAACCGTGAAGATATCTTCCAATTCCGCGTTTAACAAATCAACGTCGAATCCCGTGTCGATATTCAGCTTATTATGCACCAAGATATAAGCCTTCTTTTGTTCTTCGGACAAATGAGATAAACGAATAGCTTCCACTTCATCAAATCCGAGCTGCTTCAAGGCCTTCAATCTTCCGTGTCCTTCAATTAAGACGTTATTTTCATCTATTGCGATAGGATCATTATTTCCGAATTCGAGGATTGATTTTTTTATTTTTTCAATTTGTTCTTGAGGGTGTAATTTCGCGTTATTTTCATATTCCACCACGTCAGCGATATTTATTGTTTCAATTTTCATATAAGTACCAAAAAAGCCACTCAATGAGTGACTTAGTGAGAGGTGACTACTTGCCTCTATCAGAACCAATAGTATATTGTTACCTTTGTTTTTTATTTTTTTGTAGTCATTTAAAACCTCTGAGGGAATCAAACCCTCTAGCTTATAACTTACCTAGGATATAAGTAGCCATACAATCATGCGAGGTCCAGTCGCTCCGCAACCATTTATAAGTTAATAAATAATCTGTGAATGCTCAGTCTGTAACCTTACTCCACTTCGGGAACACAACTATTTATAAGCGGACGGGCGGAATCGAACCGCCTCACCTTTTGCCCGCGTAAGAAGCGCTTTATTGCACCTCAAAAAGTTCTTTTCGTTTTTCTCCTGATAATACAATTTTATCACCTTTTTTCGTGCACTTTTCCCAACTTTTAGCGACTTTTTAAAAAAATACTTGTATATTTCTTTTCTAGTCCTTCAAAGAACGGTTTGATAATATGACGATAGACTGAATTTTTCGACATAAAGAGCTCGAGCGCCACTCCTTCAACGTTCTTTGAGCGTGTCACATAAAGAGCCTTGATTGCTTCCCAATTTGTAACCCCACATTCCGCCTTGTATTCTTCAATCGCTTGTGTTAGCGTATAAAGTCGAATCAATTCCGGATCATTTTCTTTCATAATGACATTTTTCAAGGCTTCGGGAGTATTCTTTGCGGTCTTACTTTTGATATACCAGTTTTCGTCAAAATTCTGGTACGGGAAAGTAATTTCTTCGATACGTTCTTTTATTTCCTTATCGAACGGATAGCGTCTAAGCGCGTCTATTAAATATCCGTATCGTGTTTCAATTCTCAAACTTCCCACCTTTCTAGCCTGATAGCATTTTAAAATTCTTTTTGATAGATATCGAAGACGCCTCTTTTTTGCGATTGTCTATACGCAATCGCTTCTTCTTTCGTTTGAAATTCGACTTCTTCAAATGGTGACGTTCGATTGCATTCCATCCTTGTAGCCTTCAAGTATTTTCTCACAACGTAAACTTTCAAAATTCCACCTCGTCCCCGATTTTAATTTTTTGATATTTCTGCTCACTAACCACGAAAACATTCCCGTTTACCGTGATAGTGAATAGATTTCCGATTTTTCGTTTTTCTGTAACCTTGCCAGTGATAGCATATTTACTATCAGAGTGATAGACAAGCAAGGGTTTCTGCTGCTCGTCTATAATCGACCGCTGCATGAATAATAAGCAAGTAGTAAGTAAGGTATAGCCAATTAAGAAGCGTTTCATTCCCTGATTTCTCCCGTGATTTCATTTCGCTCAACTCTTAACTTAAAGGTTCTGTTATCGCTCATATGAGCTATTGTAATTTCTTCACCCCTCTGACTTCTTGTGTATGGGTATCTATTTGGTCGTGTCATCTTGCACCTCCTTTTCTACATCGTTTTGGAAATAATCTTTGAGTTTCTTCAAAGCAAATTTTTGTCCTTCTTTTATAAATTCCAGATACTCTTCGTCCGATAATATCATTCTTACACCTCCACAACTTCAAACAATGGACTGTTAAATACTTCACCAAAGCCCGCATCTTCTATCTCTTTGCGGGTGTGTGTGTTTTTCACATTTTTATCTTCTGCATCATTGCCCATATACCATTTTTCAGTCAATAAGTTATATTTTAAATGTCTAAAAAGAGAGGAAATACCTTTCATCTCGACTCGATACCGCTTTTCCTCGATTGTGTAGCCGTCCAACCAAGCGCGGGCGAAAATCTCTTGATTTTTTCCATCACTAAAAAAATCTGTTAGTCTTGAAAGATCTTTTTGATTTGCATAATTGTAAAAATCCACTTCACCAACCAGTAGAGCTCTTGTCATGGTTACATTTGTATTTTTGCAATACTTAATCCAATCCGCCACAAACTGCAGCACTGTGACTTTCTGCGGTTCGTCTAGTTGTCGCAAATCTTTTAAAACTTCTAAGGTGTCTACCCTTCTAAAACAAGCATGACTCATGTATTCGTATTTTCCAATCAATTCTTTAACGTTCATCTTCCTGTCCCTTATTATATTTTTCTACCAATTCACACAACCAAGACCACGGTTCAGTTTCTTCACCGATTGGCTCAACATCCCTTTCTTGTAACCAAGCTGAGAAATTAACCACATTATCAATATAGATTGTGAAATAATCGCCCCAACTCCACCAAGTTAGTTCAATCTCTGTTTCTGTTCCGTTTTCATCTTCAACCGTGATTGAACCATTTTCAACCCAAGTAGTACCATAACATAGTTCACAAGTTCCGGTTTGTTCTTCTTGAAAATCTGAGTTATATTCTGTTACTTTATACTTCATTCCGTCACTTCCTTTAATTCAACCATCGGGTTATTCAGTAACCATTCGAGATTTTTCGCTTTAATTTCATCGATCGTAAACGTCTGCTTAAACTCGACTATATACCGCGTTTCATCTTCAATCTCTATGATATACGTCCCCCGTGTTTTCTTTTCATTTTTCGTTGTAGCAATCAAGGTCCTTAACGTCTGAACCTTCGCCCCGGTCTGGTCTGCAATTTCTTATAAAGTCCCGACTGCTGTTAGTTCGTCTTTTCGATAATACGCAAAAGTACGGATTTTCATCGGTGAGCCTAGCAATTCGACGTCTGTCACCTTAAAAAAATCACAAAGAGTTTCGATTCCGAATTGGCTCGGTAAACGCGAACCATTGAACCATGAAATAACTGTATTGTAAGCATACCCGAGCTTGTCTGCTAAGTCTGTTTTTGCAAGCCCTTGTTCCTCTGTGAATTTTTTTAGATTTTCCCGCAAGTGTTTTTTTTGCTCGTTGTCATATTTCACTAGTCCCATTCTCTACCTCTTTCTTCTTGACTGATATTTCGTACAATTGCTTTTTAATCGGGATTATGAAATTATCCTCAGTTAATTGTTCATCATCTTGTAATCGTTTAACAACTCTCGCGCATAAAGCACCAAGCGCCATTTGTGGATCAAACTTTTTTAGTTTATCTTGTTCCATTTCTTCCAAAATTTCAAAATACGTTTTTTCTTTCATACTTTCGCTCCTTCTGCTTGTGCTTCTAGCCATTCAAACAAGAGCCCGAACTGCTGCACGACTAGATCGTTATCATTGTACTTTTTACAAATTTCAGCAATCGAAGACGCCACCCAATGCCAATACCGGTCCGAACCGAAGCCGGCTAGTTGTGCCATCTGGTTACTTCTAGCCATCCATTCCGGAACTTCCACGCTAAAGAAATGTATATAATTCATCGTTCCATTCCTCCACTCTTACATAGATTCCGACAATCTTCGCCCAGAACTTTTCAGAAATTTCACTAGCCACTTGAGCGTCGTCGTTCCAATAACCGACTTTCGTCATGCAATCTTTAAATAGTTTCTGTAAATTGTCTGTGTCTGGTTTCGTCGTTTTATATTGCCCGTCGTGTGTACCCTTTATCATCGGGAAGCACCACTTGACGGTCAGACGAACTGCGCCTTGTATTTTATCCGGGGGAACGTGTCGCGCAAGCAAACCTTCAAATTTTGCTCTTGCATTTTGCAATTCCACCGGCTCATAGAATACCGGTTTGCCATTTCGGACGTTTACCTTTTTTTGCTGGTGAGTTGTCGTCGGAATTTTTTCCATCGGTAAAAAGAATTCAATCATATTATTCGTCCTCGTAAAAAACAAATATCAAAACATTTTCACCTAAAGTTTTGATCTCGGTATTAACCCAAACCTTTTTTTCTTTTTCTAGCCATTCCAAAAAAAGATTGACTTCCGTTTCAAATTTTGAAAAGAATTTCACGTTCGATTTAAAAAATTTTACTTTCATATTCCATCCTCTTTTCTATAATCGATACCGGTCCATTTTCCGGTTGTTGCGTCATAGGTAATATATCCCGCTGTTTTCAGTTGGTCCTTTACCCAATTCAAGAGAGTTGGTTGATTCGCAATCCATTTCAAAACCTCTGAATCTGAATACCAAAAATCTTGTCCCGGTAACGTGTGATAAAGCGGAGGCATTTTTTTGCCTATATCCAAATTCACCGAATATGTTTTTTTCTTTCGTGCCATAACTTTTTACCTTTTTACTTTTGCACTTTCTTTTTACTTTTTCTTTTTAGTTCCACGCTTTCGCGCTAAGTCCAAGTTAGGGGACAGGGTTACAGGGTTACAGGGGGCGGGAGCAAAGCCCCCCTGTTCCTGTTCCTGTTCCCCTTGGACCTCAGGGACATTTTCCTAAATATCTCTCCTCAAAGAGGGAGATATTCTGTCCCTCGTTTTGTCCCTATGTTTCTCGGGTTTGTCCCTATAGCCTCAAACACGCATGGTTGAGCGATTTCTTAGGGACATTCTCGGGTTTGTCCTTGTCCTTATTGACGTTCTAGGGACATAGGGACATTCTCGGGTTTGTCCTTGAGAGTCAGGGACATTCCCGAGAGACATTTTCGGGTTTGTCCCTCGGGTTTGTCCTTGTCCCTAATTTGTCCCTGACTCATTTTTAGGTAAAATTTGATTATTTTTGACTTCAAAATCACCATTATTTTTTACCCATCTTCTGATTGTTTTTTCACTAACCGGTTTATCTTCAGTTGAAAAATATTCCACTATTTCATTCAATTCAACGGGGTTGATTCCGTCAAATAATACATCCATAGCAGTCGTGAATTTTTCATCAGCAGACTTCTTTTTCTTCTCATTAGCTTTTTGACTATCTAAATTCTTTTTCCAATTAGGAGTCGTTTCCTCAATTTGAATATCCGCAAGCACGCCCGAATCGTCTAAGAAATGCACCGGATAAGAGAACCACATATTCACCGGTTTAAACTTCGCGAATTCTCGAAGCGTACCTTCAACGCGCCACGCTGTCGATATCTCAATCGCTCGACGTGTGTCATTGATTTTATCAACGTATGGAGCACGTTCTAGCACGTCTTGAATTCCTTTTTCAAAGTGTGCTCTCATGCTGCTAGCGTTATATAAATCGTCAAGACTGACATATTGTTGATAATATGTATTATTCTTTTCTTGTAAGGCTTCTTTATAAATTCTGCAAGCCGTATGATTGATCCGCTGCGTGTATAATTCTTCCGTGACTTCTAATTCCACTAAGTCAATCAAGGCGTCAGGATCTCGAGCAAACACGCCCGAACCACTAGCACGGTCCATTGACTTTTTACCACTCTGTGAACCTTTTGAATGGTGATGGCAATAAATTACCGAGCACCCGAGCTCTGTCGCTACTTTGTCGAATTGATTGGTAAAGTGTGCCATCTGGTCCGCGCTGTTTTCGTCACCCGTCAAGACTTTATAAATCGGATCAATGATAACCGCGATATAATTCTTTTTGAGTGAACGTCGAATCAATTTTGGCGCTAGCTTATCCATCGGTACGGTCTTACCGCGAAGATTCCAGATATCGATATTTTGTAAGTTGTTCGGTTGAAGCCCCATCGCCTCGTAAACGTCGCGGAAACGGTGCAAACATGAAGCGCGGTCTAATTCAAGATTGACGTATAAAACTTTTCCTTGCGTACAATTCCAATTCAACCATTTCTGACCTTCAGCGATTGCGATTGACATTTCAATCAAGCTAAACGATTTCCCGGCCTTAGACGGTCCAGCAATCAGCATTTTATGGCCTTGTCTAAGGACTCCTTCAATCAATTCAGGGGCTAGTTCTGGAAGATTATCCCAACTATCGCCCAGCCCTTCTGGATCTGGTAAGTCGTCGTTTAAGTCTTCGATATACTGATACCATTCTTCCCAATTTCTTTTTCCGATATTGGTATCAACTAAAAATTGCTTTTGTCCGTTTCGCTCGAATCCCGGCATACGGGACAATCGCGAAGGGTTGCGATTTTGTGTATCGACTGATATTCCGTTCTTTTGGCATATCTTATATAAGTAGTCAACGCGTTTTCGGTATTCGTCATAGTTGCCCGCGTCCACCTTCACGATAGCGTGTAAGGACTTGTTCCCGCTATACACAAGAGCAGCGATAGGAAGCTCAAGTTCCTTATAAATAGCGTTTTGTTTTTCTACGCTCATACTGTCCGATTCAACGAGTGCATATCGGTAGTCGGTCACGTTCTCGTTCTTCGCGCCCTTACCGTCAAGCGGATTGAAACGAATCCACGCGCCGGCTTCTTGGTGATAATCTCCGAGGACTGCCCCAATATCGCCGTTACATTTACTAAGAGCTTCAATTAACTGTCCGGCTGTCCGGTCATACGCTCCTTTTGTTGGAAGCCATTTTTCAATTTCGCCCGTTTCGTCGTTTACTTTTGGATAGCTTTCCGTGACGTACCCGACATTTTCGGACGATTCAAACAAGGCCTCGAGGTATCGGATAATTTCTTGGACTGGATTCCAGTTTGTAGGCTCATGAATCTCTTTACCCTCAATCCAGTTCTTATCAATAACGCGATAATCTCTATCAATGGTATCGTTCCAATCTAATTCGTGAGCTCCTTCGCTATCGCTCGAGTACGGATTCACCCACCCGTGGTCTTTTGCAAGTTGGACGATTGTCCCACCAGTTACAATCGAGCCCGCTTGTTCGTTGAAAGTGTCCCACTTTTTGAAACATTCAAATTTACGATACCGACTATCATTTTGCGACCAGTTGTCCCAATCCGACGCGGTATATCCTTCATGTTTTAGAGCCATCCCGACGTTTATCCATTCTTGATAGGATAAAACGGCCGGGTTGATATGCTCTAATAATGGCAACAAGTCAAATTCTCTTTCGTTGTTCATTTTACCCTTTCTTTTTTATAACCTTTCCGCTATCGCAGCGATAACATTGACTGTCACGCTATTGCCTGCTTGCTTGTATAGTTGACTGTTAGAATTGACCTCCTGCGCCTTATCAAAAGCCCAGTCTGGAAAACCTTGCAATCTCCAACATTCTCGAGGTGTTAGTTTCCGAATTCTGAAATCAGGCTCTACCACCCCTTGACTTTCTCCAGTCAAAAGAGTGTTTGCTATCTGCTTACCAACTCGACCTCTTCGTGTTTTAGAGTTTGGATGAGATAGATTTACACTATCGCCAATTTCAGCTTCTGCATATCCTTGCTTTGTTGCTTCTTTAACTCTGATTTTAGGTTCAAGTCCACCACCACCATAGCATCGGATTGTAGGAGCTATCCCGTCTATTTCGTAAACTACTCCGCTTTGGTTAAAGTTCGGTTGAATTGTTCCATATTTTTTTATTTCGTTTTCAACGACCACTCCATGCCTATCTTGAGCCGTTAGGGTAAACATAGGCTCACCATCTGTTTTGAACCGTCTACCATTTTGTTTTTTATTTGCTCGGTCTGGAGTTAGTACGGGTATAGCGACTTGTTTAGGCTCTTTGTAATCTGTTGCGGTCAACGTTCCGACAATGCCGTTTGCACTATGCACGATTGACCTTGTTCCTTGCCGTGTTCCATTCGGATTTTTAGTATTCCCTACTATTTCGATTTTTGACTGTTGATTATCAGATTTTGCATTTTCTCTGATGATAGGAAAAACCCTTCTGGTACGTCCTTCTCTAAGATGTCCGATAATGAACACTCGCTCCCTATTTTGAGGGACGGAGAAATTTTTGCTGTTAAGCACTTGCCATTCGACATCATACCCCAATCCATCAAGCGCTCCGAGGATTGTTTTGAAGGTGTTTCCTTTGTCGTGGTTAAGGAGTCCTTTAACGTTTTCAAGAAAAAGATACTTGGGTTTAAGAATATCGGCAAATCGTGCAATTTCAAAGAAGAGAGTTCCTCTAGTGTCTTCAAATCCTCTTCTTGATCCAGCAATGCTAAAAGATTGACACGGGAAGCCCCCGCAAATAACGTCAACGTGTCCAATATTTCTGATTTCTTCGTCTGTGACTGTTGTAATATCATGTAATTCTATTTCTCCCTCTGTGTTGTGGATTGCTTTATAGCTTGCTCTTGCGAACTTGTCAATCTCACAAAATCCAATACATTCATGGCCGGCGCTTTCCATCCCGAAACGAAAACCGCCAATTCCCGCAAATAAATCTAAAAATTTCATTCTTCCCTTTCTTAACTTGGTATATATTCAGCTGGTCGAACGCCTGCTGGTAATCTCCAACCGTTCGCTGCTATTCGGTCAATCATATTTCTAGCACTTTCAAACGACCACATTCCGACGTTTTTAAAGCCTCGACTTTCAAGGAAGCGAATCTGTTTCGGTGTAGTCAGCCCCTCGCTTTGACGTTTATTCAAACGGTCAAGTAATAAGTTAGCTTTCCCAGCATTCCCAACTTCTTCGGTAAAAATACCGTATTTTTCGAGTGCTCGGAGTTGTTTTTCTGAAGGCGGGGACATTTCCCACCCAAAACTAGGGACATAGCTCGATAGGTCTTCAGCATGAATTGACATTTCAAATTGAAGCGGATCAACAAGTTTTCGTTTCCGTCTTCTCATTTCCGCAAGTTGTTTCGCAAGTGCTTCTTCACGTTCAACGATAACGTCTTCTGCGCTCTTGACCTCCATCTGCTCAAGGTCAATCACGATGCCCGTTTCTTCTTCCATGTTTTCGACCATCTTTTTAGTCACTTCAGGGCTTTCACAAATTAAATGAGCCGGTCTGCATAGTTCGTGCCGTTCTGTGTGCCATAAAAAGTCTAGTAATAGAAGCTCGTCTTTTCCGGGAAAAAGACGCGTTCCACGTCCGACCATCTGCGAATAGAGCGCCCGGACTTTTGTCGGTCTTAATACGACCACGCAATCGACTGAAGGGCAATCCCACCCTTCTGTTAAAAGCATAGAGTTACACAAGACGTTATAACGCCCCTTTTCAAAATCTTCGAGCACTTCCGCCCGGTCTTTCGATTCGCCGTTGACTTCAGCAGCTTTAAATCCTCTCTCGTTTAAGATATCGCGGAATTTTTGGCTAGTCTTCACAAGTGGAAGAAATACGACCGTCTTCCTATCCTTGCAATATTCAGCCATTTCATCCGCAATCTGTACCAGATAGGGATCAAGTGCCGTTCCGACGTCGCTAGCTTTAAAGTCACCAGCAGACATTGAAACACTCGACAAGTCAAGGTCAATCGGAATTGTTAAGGCTTTAATCTTGGATAGATACCCGTCTTTAATTGCTTGTACTAATGAGTATTCATAAGCTAGACTGTCGAAGTATGAGCCGAGGTTCTTCATATCCCCCCGGTCTGGTGTAGCCGTTACCCCCAAAACTTCCGAGTCTTTAAAATGGTTTAAAACTTTCTGATATCCGTCTGAGATAGCGTGGTGCGCTTCATCGACCACAATCGTATCGAACCAATCAGGCGGGAATTGATTCAAGCGTTTCTCTCGTTGCATTGTCTGAACCGAACCAACAACGACGCGATACCATGAACCTATCGAAGTATTCTCCGCTTTTTCTAGTGCCGTACCGAGTCCCGTCGCGGTCTTGAGCTTATCGCTTGCTTGGTCTAACAATTCGGAGCGGTGAGCAAGGACAAGGACGCGTTTTCCTTCTCTAACTTGGTCTTCAATAATTTTTGAAAAGACGACCGTCTTCCCCGTTCCAGTCGGAAGAACTAGAAGGGTTCGTTTTCGCCCTTCCGTCCATTCCTTCTGAACGGCTTCCCGCGCCTCTTGTTGATAAGGCCGTAATTCCATTTATACCCCCTTAAAATTGACCGGGATTGAATCCTTGCGCTAGTTGTTGGAATCCTTGTTGTGGTTGTTGATATCCAGCCGTTGCTTGTCCCGGTTGTGCGTTCAAAACTTTTGTATAGTCCACATCTTCTGCGTAAATCATGATTTTTACTTCATTGTATTTATTGCCGTTATATTCACGGAATCCCACCTTACATACTCCGACTTTACCGATGATCGCGTTCCAGTCCATGCGAAGCGGTTCGCCTTTACGTTTTTGTCCGATTGAACCAAAGAAAGCAGATAACATTCCCTCAGTTGAGCTATGCAAGAATAGGTTGTGCGTGAGTTCTTTTTCGCCCTCGTTTGCTTCAACTAAAACGTGAATTGTTGCCTTGTTGCAAGCTGGTAACTTGCCCGGATTTTGCGGGTTCGGTGTGTGACGTCCACGGTCATAGCTTTTAACGGTATAGTAATACAAGCCTTCAGGCAATAGGACGAATTCCGAGTCCTTTTGGATAGTGTCGTTCCAGTCATATTCGCGGTCAAAGTTGTTTTGGTTGTTAAATTGTTGTTGTGTCATTTTGTTTTTCTCCTTTTGTTTCAAAAAAAATTATAAGTTGTTAGTGTTAAATGGCATTTCAGGGGTTGCGCGTACTTGGTTTTGAATAACATCAAGTGTAGCGTCCCAATTCGCCACAATCATATCCCAATAATTGCTCGGGAAGTTTTCGATAGGCGTTCCCATCGGGAAGTGTCCGCGGATATATGCCACGTCTTGCAATTCGCTTTCTGTCACGTTATGCGGTGTCATTAAGTCGATAAGGGCTTGTGGTAATAAGCCGCTTGCTTGCGGTTGTTCTTGCACTTGTGCTTGTTTTGCACGTTCGCGCTCTTGTTTAATATCGTCCGCGATTGCGTTTAGTGTTTCAGAGATTGGCGCTTGTTGCACTTCCGCTTGTGTTTGTGGTGTTGGTACCGGATTGTTGAAGATATGCGCGATACTTCCAAAATCAAACGGTAATTGATCTGGTAAACCGTGACGGTTCTTTGCGTCCCATGCGGGGCGATGGTTTGTATAAATAACACGCTCTCCGCCTTGCGCTTTTTTCTTGCCGTCGTCCGTCGTCATAACGAGCGTCTTATAATTCGCGAATAGGACCATATCCGCCCACTCTTTGACAAGCGGAGCTGTTTTCGAGCTCGTCTTTTGTCCGAGTTTTAATTCGTATCGGTCATACGCTCCCATTTCGTCTGGTTGCTCGAACTTCTTAATTTGAGCGTGAGCAGTTAAGACAACGTTGATTCCAATATCGACAAGTTCGGACAAGCTATTCAATAAGCGCCCAATTTCTTCCTGGACATAGGTATAACCCTTGCCCCACCCAAAATCTTCGATTCCGTTCTTTTGATGTTGTGAGCAAATATAAGATACAGCTAGCTGTTCCGCCCAATCAATCGTATCGATAACTAGAGTCTTGCAAGCGTCTGAATTTGCCTTGATAAACGCGATCTCATTCTTTAGCATAGTCCAGCTGGTTGGTTTATCCATCCGAGCCACGTCCATATTATCCGTCGAGCCTTCCGTGTCAATGAATACGGGCTCCGGGAATTGTGCTGCAAAAGTTGACTTTCCGATTCCTTCCGGGCCATAAATCACGACTTTTTGAGCCCGTGCCTTCCTTCCTCTTGTAATTTGCATTTTTTAGTCCTCCTCGTTGTTGCTTAGTAAACCTTTTAGAAGTCCTTCGATATATTTACGTTTCGCGTCTTCAATCGATTCGGTCAATTCTTCCGGTTCGTTGCCTTCTAGCGTTTTTAGTGTGTACTCTGCTTCGACGACTAAAATTTCACAATCAAGCGCGTTTGCTAATTTTTCAAAGTCTTCTTTTTGGGCTTCGATTGCCTTGAGTTCATTTTTTGCAGCGTGTCTAAGATCATCTGTATATCCAACAGAGTAAGCAAACGTTCCTTTTTTGCTTTTATATTCGTTTATAAAAGCTCCTGTTTCTTTATGTCTTAATACTGCAAATTTATCTGTGTGTTTCATAGTTGTTTTCCTTCTTTCTTTAATTAAAATCCGTTTTGCCAAGTTGGCGCGACTGTTTCTTGTGCGCCATTCATTGCCCCATTTAAAAGCCCATTTTCAAAACTATCAGGTTTAATACTATACCCGTCCTCGATGATAACCGAGCACTCACCACCCGTTGAAACTCTTGTAGCGATAGCTTGCAATCCTTCTTGTTCAAGCCATGCCCCGAATTCAGTAAGCGTGATATGGTCCATCTGCTCGAGTTTATCGATAAGCACGAATCCACATTCAGGCTTGAGCTTACGGACAATAGCCGTCGCGACTTGTAATTGTTGTGAACCGCTCATATTATCCCAACGTTGACCGAGATACAAGAGTTCGCCATCTTCGACGGATAAGCCTGGAAGTGGTAAGTCCGCGTTTGTGAGCAAGTCTGTTTTTTGCTTGCGGATTCCTTCAATAACAAGGTCTAATTCGCGATATTGTTCACGATAAACTTTCGCGTCTTCTTCTGCCTTGTCTTTGTCGAAATTCGCTCGAACTTTAAGGTTGATTTGTTCGATATTCGCGATACTTTCTTCAATTTCTTGTGTGGATTCGTCCACTAAAACGGAAACATCTTTTCGTGCAATATCAAGGTCTTGTGCTAGTGCTTGCTCTTTCGCTCTAGCTTCTTCAAGCTCTTTTTCCAACCGTTTGACGTTTGCAAGAGTAAAATTATAATCGTTTTCGATAACGTTTAAATTTTGTCGTTTACGGGCGTTTTCGCCATTGCGACCCAAAATTTCTTGTTGTTGCTGAATCAATTCCGCGATCGAAACAAGCTCTTTCGGTGCGTCTGGATAATACGGTTGTTCTTTCGCAAACTTTTCTTTTTGGTCTGCGATCACTCCGATAGCATGACGCTCTTGATACTTAGCTTTTTCTTCCATTTCAAGCTGAACTAGTTGATCGCCTACTCCGATAATCTGTAATAAAGTTGTAGCCTTTTCCTTGTCGTTCATTTCCATAAACTTAGGAAGGTCAAGCGCTAGTTCTTCCACAAAACTATCAAGTAATTTCTGACCGGCTTTATTTCCGCTCGGATCAATCACTTTTAGATCGCTATTTTTGCCCTTGCGTTCAACGATAAGGCCATTCGATAACGTGATTTTCAGACTTGGCGGAAGTGTCGAGCCTTCGCGTTGCGCTTGTGATGGCTTGTACTTGTTCCCACCTAACGCCCACGCTATCGCGTCTA